CCTCTACGACGCGCTCGTCGCCCGCCTTCCGCTGGCTCTGGCGCAGAAGTTCGACCAGACCGTCGTCGGCGCCGTCGAGAAGCCCGGCGAGAACTTCGACAACTTCGCGCTCTGCACCGCGCAGAGCCTGATCCCCGCCGTCTCCCCGGCGCACACCACCTACGACGGCCTCGTCAACGCCTACGCCGACATCGCGGCAGCCAACGGCAGTCTGAACGGCTTCGCCCTGAGCCCGGCCGGCATCGGCCTGCTGCTCGGCGCCACCGACAGCACCGGCCGCCCGCTGTTCATCGCTTCCACCTCCGAGGGCGGGATCAACCGCGTGCTCGGCGCCAGGACGCTCGAGAGCCGCGGCATCTACAAGGCCGGCAGCGCCGCCGCGGCCAGCACCGCCGGCACCCCGGCCATCGTCGGCGTCGCCGGCGACTGGAGCCAGGCCATGTACGGCACCGTCGAGGGCGTGCAGATCCGCTTTGCGGACCAGACCGGCCTGACGATCAATTCGACGCAGGTCAACCTCTGGGAGCACAACATGTTCGCCGTGCGCGCGGAGATCGAGCTCGGCTTCCGGGCCGACACCGCCTGCTTCAACCTGCTCACCGGCGCGATCCCGACCTGAGCATGATCAGGCTACAGAACGCTCGAAACGGCGGGGAGATGTGGGTGCATGAGTCCAGACTGGACGAGTACCTGGCGGCGGGCCACAAGCTCGCCGCACCTCCCATGCCGGCGCCGCCGAAGCAGAAGAAGGTGCCGGATTCCGACACCGGAAAAAAGACCAGAAAGAAGTGATCCAAATGGCAGCTTACGCAACCGTGACAGACGTCCAGGCCCGCATGAGCCGGACCATGAGCAGCGCCGAGCAGACCATGTGCGGCACCATGCTGGACGACGCGGCGGTCATCATCGACAGCTACAACGTCAACGCAACGGCCGACGCCAAGAAGGTCGTGAGCTGCCGGATGGTCATCCGGGCGCTGGGCGACGGCAGCGACAGCGGCGTCCCCATGGGCGCAACGCAGGGGTCCATGAGCGGCCTCGGCTACAGCCAGAGCTGGACCATCGGCAGCGGCGGATCCGCCGGCGAGATGTATCTCGCCAAGCTGGACAAGAAGCTGCTCGGCTGCGGCGACCTGATCGGGTCCTACAGCCCGACGCAGGAGCTCGTCCCGGAGGTGATCTCCGGATGAGAGGACTCACCGTCACGATCAAGAAAAAGACGCAGGACGGCACGGATCCCTTCGGCGCCCCGATCTGGAAGACCACGGACGTCACCGTCGACAACGTGCTGGTGGGCGAGCCGTCCACCGACGACATCGCCTCCAGCACGGACCTCTACGGCAAGCGGATCGCCTACATGCTCGGGATCCCGAAGGGCGACGCGAACGACTGGACGGACGTCGCGGTCGAGTGGACGGACGCCTACGGGCGGACGATCAAGTGCCGCACCTTCGGCTTTCCGATCACCGGCGTCGCGGAGCTGATCCCCGGCCCCTGGCACATGAAGGTGAGGTGCGAGCGGATTGAGTAAATCCATCGAGATCGAGCTGAACAGCGCCGGGATCCGGGAGATGCTGCGCTCCGACGAGATGCAGGCGCTGCTGGGCGAAAAGGCGGCGGAGATCGCCGGACGCTGCGGCGCCGGCTATGAATCCGACGTCTACATGACGCCCGGCCGCGCCATCGCGTCCGTCTTCACGGCCACGCCGGAGGCGGCCGCCGACAACGCCAAAAACAACACGATCCTGAGGAACCTGTCATGATCGAAGAAATCATTCTCGCGCAGCTCGCAGCGGCGGGCATCAGCGCCGTCATGGAGATCCCGGAGGGCGGGGGCACGCTGCCGTTCTGCGTGATCCAGAAGACCGGCGGCGGCTGCGAGAACCACATCCGGCGCGCGACCGTGGCCATCCAGAGCCACGACGCCACGCTCTACGGCGCCGCCGTACTCAATGAGCAGGTGATCGCGGCCATGGCCGGCATCACCGCGCGGCCGGAGGTCGGGGCCTGCGAGCTCAACAGCGACTACAACTTCACGGACGGGACAAAGAAGGAATACCGCTATCAGGCGGTCTTCGATCTCGTCTATTACGACTAGGAGGTTTAATTCATGCCTACTGACACCAACAAGAGCAACGTCTCCGTCGGGAAGCCGAAGATCGGCGGCGCGATCTACCGCGCGCCCCTCGGCACCTCGCTGCCCACCAGCGCGGCCGCGTCCCTGGCCGCCGGATTCAAGTCCATGGGCTACGTTTCCGCGGACGGCGTCACCAATTCCAACAACCTGACCGTCAGCAACATCAAGGCCTGGGGCGGCGACACGGTCGTCGTTTCCCAGACCGATCGGGCCGACACCTTCAAGCTGACGCTGATCGAGGCGCTGAACGCCGACGTCCTGGCGGCCGTCTACGGCTCCGGCAACGTCTCCGGCGCCCTGGCCACCGGCATCACCGTTGAGAGCAACGCCGAGCCGCAGGCCGAGGCGTCCTGGGTCATCGACATGGTCCTGAACGGCAACACCGCAAAGCGGATCGTGATCCCCAACGCGGTCCTCTCCGGCCTGGACGACGTCGTCTACAAGGACGACACCGCGATCGGCTACGGCATCACGCTGACCTGCCTGCCCGACGGCGACGGAAATACTCATTACGAGTATATCAAGTCGGCCACGACCACATGATCAGCGGCGTGACGCGCAGCGGCTTCGCCTTCGAGGTGGACGAGGCCATCGCGAACGACATGGAGCTTTTCGAGGCGCTCTGCGATCTCGACAACGGGGACGCCACTGCGGTCGTCCCCGTTGTCCGAATCATCCTCGGCAATCAGAAAAAGGCGCTTTACGACCACCTGCGCAACGAGACCGGGCACGTTCCGGTCGACCGCGTGACGGAGGAGATCGTCGACATCTTCTCGGCGCTGCAAAGCGGAAAAAAATCCTAGCCCTTGCCCACATCGCAAAAGCGTGGCCCGACGAGCTGATCTGCGACATGGCGGAGATCTACGGCATCTACGACTGGCGCGCGCTGCCGCTGGCCACCGCGGCGACGCTGGCGCAGGGGCTTCCCGCTTCCTCCAGAGTGGCAAAGCGGATCTCAAACGTCGCTGCGGACCGTCAGGAGATCCTCCTCGCCATCATCGCGGACCGCATCGGACACGTCGCCTGGATGCTTTCGCAGGACGGGCAGGACGGGAAAAACCATCCGCCGAGCATTTTCGCGGCGCTGACCGGGACGGACCGCGCGCCGGACGGCTTCGAGAGCGGAGAAGACTTCGAGGCCGCATGGACTGTAATCACGGGAGGTGAAGCCGATGCCTGAACTGGCAAAGGCCTATGTGCAGATCATTCCCTCCGCGGAAGGGATCAAAGGAAAACTGAAAGAGACCATGGGCGGCGAGGCCGAAGCGAGCGGCAAAGAGTCCGGATCCAAATTCAGCAGCGCGTTCGGAACCGCCGTCAAGGCAGGCGGCGCCGCCCTGGCGGCAGCCGCAGCCGGCGCGGCCGCGCTGGTCAAATCTTCCGTCGAGGGCTTCGCAAATTATGAGCAGCTCGTCGGCGGCGTGGAGACGCTGTTCAAGGAGAGCGCCGACATCGTGCAGCAGTACGCCGAGAACGCCTTCCGGACCGCCGGGCTCTCGGCAAATGCGTACATGGAGACGGTCACCAGCTTTTCCGCCTCGCTGCTGCAGTCGATGGACGGCGACACGGCAGCCGCAGCGGCCGCGGCGGACATGGCGATCTCCGACATGAGCGACAACGCGAACAAGATGGGCACCAGCATGGAGAGCATCCAGAACGCCTATCAGGGCTTCGCAAAGCAGAACTACACCATGCTTGACAACCTGAAGCTCGGCTACGGCGGAACGAAAACCGAGATGGAACGCCTGATCACCGACGCCGAACGGATGAACGCGTCGTTTAAGGCGACGCGCGACGAGAACGGCGACCTCGCCATGAGCTTCGCCGACATCGTCGAGGCGATCCACATCGTGCAGGACGACATGGGCATCACCGGCACGACGGCGCGGGAAGCCGGCGAGACGATCAGCGGCAGTCTCGGATCCCTGAGCGCTGCCTGGCAGAATCTCGTCACCGGCTTTTCCAACCCGGACGCAGATCTCGGCGTGCTCATCGGCAACGTCGTTTCCAGCGCGGAGACGGCCCTCGGGAACCTGCTTCCGGTGGTCGTGCAGGCCATGGGCGGCCTGGCCGACGCGGTCGCGCAGGTGGCGCCCCTGATCGCGGAAAAACTGCCCGGTCTGGTCCAGCAGGTCCTTCCTCCGCTGCTCTCGGCCGCGGCCAGCTTGCTGAACGGCGTGATTTCCGCGCTTCCCGGGCTCCTGACTGTGCTGGGCAGCACGATCCCCATGATCGTCGAAACGATCACCAGCGGCCTGTTTTCGGCCCTGCCGGAGCTCATTCCGGCAGCGGTCGGCATCGTTAGCACGCTTGCGGAATCTCTGACCTCCATGCTCCCGGAACTGATCCCGGTCGCGGTGGACGCGATCCTCTCTCTGGTGGACACGCTCACCAACCCGGACAGCATCGGCGCCCTGGTCGACGCGGCGATTGCCATAACGCTCGCGCTGGCCAACGGCCTGATCGACGCGCTGCCGAAGCTGCTGGAGAAGGCGCCGGTCATCATTGCAAATCTTGTCACGGCAATCGTCCAGAACGTGCCAAAGCTCATCGAGGCCGCGTTCGAGGTCATCGCAACGCTCGTGAAGGGCATCATCGAATATCTCCCGAAGATCGGCGAGGCGGCCGGCGAGATCGTCGGCACCGTGCTGAAGGGCATCGCCGACCTCTGGACCGGCATCCTCGACGCCGGCCGGAACATCGTAGAGGGGATCTGGGAAGGCATCAAAAACGCCGGTGACTGGCTCTGGGAAAAGGTCAAGGGATTCTTCTCCGGCATTGTCGACGGCGTGAAATCGGCGCTAGGGATCGCCTCGCCGTCAAAAGTGTTCGCTTCCATCGGCGAGGCCATGGCCGCCGGTCTGGGGGTCGGCTGGGACAGCGAGATGGACGCCGTGGCGCGGGACATCAACGGCTCGCTGACGGGCCTCGCCGGCGCGGATCTGGCCATCGCAGGATCCTACAGCTTTTCCGGCACGGGCGGGCAGCTCGCCGGCGCCGCTGGCGCATCCGGGACCGCGGACGTCGTCAGCGCGGTCTATGCCATCGGCAATATGATCGTCCAGGCGGTCCAGGAGAACGGTGGAGACATCACGCTGGACGGCGAGACGGTCGCGCGGAAGCTCCGGCCGTACAACCTCGCGGAAAACGACCGCGTCGGCCCGGCCATGGTAATACAAGGAGGTTAACATGGTATTCGTAGTCAACGGAACGGACATCATGCCGCTCGCCCTGGCCGACGGCGTCAGCTGGAAGCGCGTCAACATCGAAGGCAGCAACTCGATGACCATGCAGGACGGGACGGATGTCCTGGACCGCATCGCGGTCCGCTATAACTGGACGTTCAAGTTCAAGTCGATGACGGCTGCGGAGCAGGCGGCGCTTCTGACGCTCCTGGATCCTCGCTCCGTGAGCGTGCGATTCACGGATCCGCAGACGCTCGCAGAAGAGACTGTAGACTACTATGTCTCTGACATCCCCGCCGGCTATCTCACAAAGCGAACCAACGGGACGGAATACTGGGGAGGGCTGACAGCCAGCTTCTCCTCCAAGCCCGGCGTTGCGACCGTGTGAGGTGCGCCAATGGCTGGTTTTGCACTTCCGAACGACATCTATATTGGCTCCGTTGAAAGGCCGCTATATCACTATCAGAATAAGGATCTGATCCTTAACAGCGCGCAAGGCGTCTTCTCGACCGACGTCATAGGCAACGAGCTCCCCATCGATACATTCTCGTTTTCGGTTGCGTACAACCCCGACCCGGAGAGCGGATATTCCGCGCTCATATATGGCGTGAAGGAAGTCGTCGACGGGGTTGAGACAGGAAACTGGATCCCGTATCTTTTGTCAATGGATGATGGATGGTGGATCCCCGATTACTTTGATAATAGATGGGATCCGTATCGCCCGAGACCGCTGAGCGAATCCGCAGAATACCTCACCAAACAGCCATCCCCGCAGCGTTATCTTGAGGATGTTCCCTATGGCACGGCTATTTATTGGTACATTTCGGGCACGTTCTTTACAAAGGGCTATTTGACGTCTGTTGAGAGAATCGGGGACTACTATTTTAAGCTGACGTGCACGTCCGGCGTTGGATTACTTGACAGCAAAATGCACACCGGCGGCCTATATACCGGCCAGGCAGTGAAGTCGATCCTGTCGAGTATCATCGGAGAAACATTCGCCTATAATATCGCATCAAGCGTCCAGAATATCCCTGTTTATGGACACCTTCCATATGACACAGCGCGGGCAAATTTACACCGCTTGCTCTTTGCGATCGGCGCCGTGATGCGAAAACACAGCGCAAGCATCGATTACACATTCACGTTCCTCGGAAATTCTATCAAGCAGATCCCATCTTCTCGCGTCTCGATCAATGGAAGCGTCGCGTCGCGGCTTCCCGCGACACGGGCCGAGATTGTTGAACACGCATATTACGCAGTGAACAGCGTAGAGGAGCTTCTCTTATTTGACAACACAAACATCGCAGAATTGCCCGCACAGAACCAGCTTGTGATATTCAACGATCCGATCATTGTCAGCTCACTGACCACGACAGGCACACTGACCATCAACGAATCGCTGCGCGGCGTTAATTATGCGATCGTCACCGGGAAAGGAACGATGTCGGGAAAACCGTACACGCACACAAAACACATCGCGACCAGAGAGATCAACCAGGCGGGCACGCCTGAGAAGAGCGTCCGCATCCAGGACAACCATCTCATATCTGCCGTCAATTCACGGAATGTCGCGCGGAGAGCGCTAAACTATTTCAGTTCCGTCAAGACGTTTAAGGGAAAGCTGATACTGGAAAACGAACGATGCGGCGACTATGTGCAGACGAGCGATGCGTGGGGCGAGCTCACGCAGGGCTATCTTCATAAAACCGTCATCCGACCAACATCGGTCATTGGCGCTGATGTCGAGATCATCGACGGCTACATCAGCGACGCAAACGGCAACAATTACAGTAACATAGTAGTGCTTACAGGTTCGGGGACCTGGGCCATTCCGTCTGACGTTGATGATCTTCGTATCGTGCTCGTCGGCGGGGCCCAAGGCGGCCAGGGCGGCTATGACGGCAGCCCGGGCCTCGGCGGCGTTCCTCCGATGGTGATGGGTTACTACTGGGTCATGATTGACGGCCACCGAGCCGGCGTCGTGCCGTACTATCACTATTTGAGGTATACAAACCAGCCGCCACAGAAAGGCGGCGCGGCTGGCGCCGGCGGCGAACAAGGGAAAGTACTCGTGATCGATTTGGATATCCAGCAGCAGGGATCTGTCATCATCTATCGATGTGGCACCGGAGGGGCCGGCGGCGAGTCGAACGGCGGCGCCGGCAGCGCAGGAACGGCAACGACAGCCAGAATCGGCTCCGAACAATGGACGTCTGAAGACGGCGACAACGGCGGCTACTATGACCCTGTTGGGAAAAAAACCTACGGTGTCGCAGGCAAAAAGGGCTACGCTGGAGGGAACGGCGGTGCTTGTACCACAGAGACGGACGCATACAGCGGCAAGTGGGGCGGCGATGACGGGCGCGACGGCGCGAACGGCAAATCCGTCGCCGGCTGGATTGGTGGCAAGGGCGGCACAGGCACAGGAACCAACGGCCAGAACTATCCAGGCAAGGGCCTGGAAAACGAAAAGTTCTACGCGAACGGCTCCGGTGGCGGCGGCGCGGCCTACGGCGCAGTCGGCGGGGACGGTGAAACGTATTCCGTCGAGGACATGGGCTACGACGGGTATCGCATCATCGGCGCAAAAGGTGGCGACGGCGCTGACGCGCTCCCGCCAGAAAAAGCTACCTACGGCACAGGCGGTCGAGGCGGTAACGGCGGCGGCGGCGGCGGCAACGCCAGCGGCGTCCGATGCTTTCATCCGTATTATTACGATTGGGAGGGCGAGTATCAGCGTGGCGGTCTTGCAGATAGCAGAAACGCACTCCCATCACGCGGAGGCCTCGGCTCTATTGGCGGCGCGGGCGGCGACGGCTGCATCATTGTCTACTACTGAGAGGCGATAAAATGGAAAACACAAATCTCTATCAAGGAATATGGTCAGGCAGAGAGGTCGATGAATTACTCAAAAAGTCGATAGATTCAACACGTCCTAATCTGCTCGAAAACTGGTATTTTGCCGGTGCTCATGATGGATATGAAGGCGAGTTTCCGATTAACCAGCGCGGCAATGGGCTCTATGAAAGCAACGGGTACACGATCGACCGCTGGCGAATGGAATCGACCGCAGAAGAAAATTCTTCATCTCCAACTGTAAGTGTGGGCGATGAAAAGATCGGTTTGAGCAATGTGCAAGATGTGGATTTCCTGTTTGAGCAAATCCTCGACAACGCGACCGTCAAGGCACTTGCTTACCAGGTCGTGACGATCAGCATTGTCTCGCGCATGTTTAACCTGCCCGACCCTACGGACGTCTATTCCGGCGGCTATTTTGGCATTTATTCTGAAGAATGGGGATGGTTTCTGCAAACGCCGATCTATAACGACGGCGACTCCACCGGACAAAGTGCGCCTGTGCGGATAAGAAGCGCAACAGGCGCACTTTGTCCGGTGGAG